CTGCGATCGCCATTTTCGAGGAACTGGCGATTGCCGGCCGATTGCGCCACGGCGGGCACCCGGTGCTGCGCTGGTGCATCGCGAATGCCATCATCGAGCAGGACGCCGCGGCCAACCGAAAGTTGAATAAGGCGAAGTCATTCGGCCGCATCGATGCCGCGCAGGCTGCCGTGATGGCCGTGGCGGCACTGAAGCTGCAGACCGAACCGACGCTGGATATTGCGACCATCGTGTTCTGACATTTGGTGGCGAATTGTGGTAGAATCATCGCTTATGACATTGGATGAACTCATTGAGTTTGTGCCCCATCCGGACCTTTGGCCACGCGGCAACTATGTTTACGGTGTCCAAGTCGATGGCATATTGCGGTATGTGGGTGCCGGGAGGGGTGGCAGGGCATGGCATCATCAGAATATAGCCTGGCGGGTATTCAAAAAGTTATTGAAGGGCGGGCTGGTGTCAGATCAGCTTTTCTTCCATCATAAGCTCGTTTCTTATGCATTACGTCGTGCTCGGATCAGCAGCAAAAAGACCAAGCTGCATATCAATGTATTTCTGGAAGGACTCGATGAGGCGACAGTATTCGAGCAGGAACAGAAAATCATCAGAGAATATGGCCGTTACATTGTCGACAAAGAAGATGGATTATGGAATCTCGCCGGCCGCGGCATGCATGCTGCTTCGTCCTTTCATGAGGCGCGAAAGGCGCACGCAGAGGGCGAACTTCTAATGCCTGGTTTGCCTACTACTGGACGCCAACGTCCTGGGCGACAGATGCGCAAGGATGCAGAATGGATGTTTCAGTCCCGCTATGGAACGCAAAAACGTCGAGACACTGATCGCCGGGCTTGAACGGCAGGGCATTTCAAAAAAGGAAATAGCCAATCGCAGTGGCATGTCCTATGCCACGGTCTGGCGCATGGCTAATGGCGTCGGCAGCGATCATTTGGGCGGTACATTGCAGCGCATCGAGCAACTGCAACGCTCAATAGAAAATTCACCCGTGAACAAAAATATCGGTTAATTGGGACAGCACCTGATTCGCTTTGGGTGCTGATATGTCCGATCTCATCTATCGCGCGGCGAAACAATCCGACGCCGACCCGTTCGAGTATGTCCTGAGCGACGAGACGCTCGACCGCATGGGCGAAATCATCCAGGCGGACGGTTGGGATCTCGACGACTTCCGGGATGGCGCTAAGGCGCCACTTTTGTTTAACCACAACTCCAGCGCCGTTATCGGCCGCTGGGAAAACCTGCGCGTCGAAGGCAGGCGGCTGCTCGGCAAGATGGTGTTCGCCAGGAAAGGCACCAGCCAGCTCGCCGACGAAATGCGCAGCCATTGGGAACAGGGCAATCTGCGCGCCGTCTCGGTCGGCTTCAAGCCACTGGCAAAGGAACCACTGACCAAGGATGCCGACCCGCATTTCGGCCCGTTCCGGTTTCTTAAGCAGCGATTGATGGAATGCTCGCTGGTTGCCGTTCCGGCCAACCCGAATGCGCTGCCTGTCATGCGCAGCTATCCGCTTTCCCCCGACATTTCCCGGCAGATCTTTGGCAAGCCCGCATCGGATCGGCCGGTTCACCGCGTGCCCGCGATATCCCCTTCCAGGACCACGACCATGAAAACCCCACTCACCAAACAGATCGAGAACCAGCAGACCGAACTGAACCGGCTGCGCGATCGGCTCAATGACCTTTCCGGCATCGAAGACCTGAATGAAGACGATATCGAACTCACCAAGCAGTTGCCTGCCGAGATCGATGCAGCCACCGAAGAACTCGGCCGCTTACAGAACATGGAACGGGTGCTTGGCTTCCGCACTGCGGAAGAATTGGAAGCAGTGTCCGGACAAGAAATCCTCGTTCCGGACAAACGGCCGTTTGCGTTGCCCAGGAAAAAAATCGATCCGGGCGATTATGTCTTCCGCGCGGCGGCCGTCGGACTGAGGGCCTTCAGCCACCAGATCTCGCCCGACAAGGTCATCCGCGACAACTACGGCGACGACGAGGCCACGAAGATCATCCTCCGCGCCGCCGTCAATCCGGCCAATACCACGACAACCGGCTATGCTGCCGAACTGGTCCAGACCGGGTGGGGATCATTCCTCGACCGGCTGCTCGCAAATTCGGTCTATGGACCGTTGTCGGCTGCCGGCGCCCGCTACGATCTCGGTCGCAACGGCACGCTGAAAGTTCCATACCGGGCAACGACGCCGCTGGCGTCCGGCGCATGGGTGGGTGAAGGCGCGCCCAAGCCGGTCAAGAAGATCGGCCTGTCGACCGTCACGCTGACGCCGCACAAGCTTTCGGTCATCACCACGTTCACCGAGGAAATGGCGATGTCCTCGGTGCCGGCGATCGAGGGCATTCTGCGCAAGGCGATGGCCGACGACACGCAGGCCTCGCTCGACGGATTCCTGATCGATGCCGTGGCCGAATCGGCAACGCGTCCAGCCGGACTCCTGGTTGGTGTCTCGCCAATTACCGCATCGGCGGCGACCACGTCGCTCGACAAGATCGTCGCCGACATCAATGCCCTGATCGCGCCGATCGAGGCGGCGGGCGGCGGCGGCAACATTGTGCTGATCATGAACCCGGCCCAGGCCCGCAAGATCGGTATGGCCAGTACAACGACCGGCGACTTCGCCTTTGGCTCACCATCGGAAGCCGCGGCCAAGTTCGGCGCAAGCCGGATTATCTCATCAACTACGGTCACGGCTGGTCGGGTCATTGCGGTGGATGCCGACTGGTTCGCCTCCGCGACCGGCGACGCACCACGTTTCGCCGTATCCAACGAGGCGACGCTGCACGAGGAGGACACGACGCCACTGGCGCTTGGTACCACCGGCTCGCCGAATGTCGTGGCGGCGCCGATGCGGTCGCTGTTCCAGACCGACTCGATCGCCATCCGTCTGTCGCTCTATGTGACGTGGATGATGGTGCGGACGGCGATGGTGCAAACTATAGCCTCAGTGGGCTGGTAAAAGTGTAATGAAATCAATGGTGTGGCGTCCAAACGCGTCCATGGACGCCACACCAGTTTCAAGGAGCGGTGATGCCGATCGTCATCATCAACGGACCGACCATCCAGCGTCTCGATGCGTTGTCGCTATCGGATACTCTTGACTGCACGGCAGGAACGCTCATCAGCATCATATCGCCGGCGGTCTGGACGGCGGCGAACCTTTCCTTTCAGATTTCCCTGGATGGCGTGGTCTTCAGCAATCTCTTTCGCGTCGGCAAGGAGGTCCTCGTTCCTTGTGGATCAGGCCGCGGCATCCTGGTCAGGCCGGATTACTATCTCCGCGGAATGTATGTGAAATTCCGGTCAGGAACCTCTGCATCGCCGGTTCAGCAAACTGCCGTTCGGACGTTCCAGGTCGCGATCGAAACGCCATAAACGAAAGGATAAAAACCCATGGCTGATGAACCCGTAGTTATCGAAGCAACGGCCGGTCCCTATGCTGGCCAGCGGCTGACGGTTGCGGCCGCGGAGGCAAAGAAGGCCATCTCCGAGGGGTGGGCAAAGGATCCGTTCGCCGAACCGGCGGAAGCGAAGGAATTGACCGACGAGGAGCGCTGGGAAATGCTGCAAGCGGCCAACAAGGGCGCCGTCCGTCTGCGCGGCGAGGAAGAAACCGACGCCGACAAGAAGGCGAAGGAAACAAAAAACCTGGAAGCCGACAAGCCGGCGGCAAACTACGAGACCCGTTCCACACCGCCAAAGTCGAAGTGAGGCGGAAATGGCGATCGGCGGGACTATCCGCAGCCTGCTCGGCTGGCCTCGCCGCAGCCTGGAAAGCGGCACGCCGGGCATCGAAGGCCAGCCCAAGCCCGGACCGTGGCTGATCACTACCGGCCAGCAGCAGGGGTGGCTGCCGGCCGAATGGGGGTTTCTCAATCACTGGCAGCTGGATCTCGACCCGCTTGCTGCGGGTGGCGGTTCGGCCATCGTCGAAGCCTGTGTCGCCGCTTACGCGCAGACCATTGCCATGTGTCCCGGCGATCATTGGAAATCGCTGCCCAATGGCGGCCGCGAGCGGGTGACGACCTCGGCGCTGTCCAGGCTTCTGCGGCGTCCGAACGATTACCAGTCCCGATCCGATTTCCTGCTGAAACTGGCCGCTGATCTCTATCGCGACGGCAACACCTACGCGCTGGCCCAGCGCAATGATCGATTCGAGGTGGCGGCGCTGCATCCGTTCGATGCAAAACAGTCGCACCCGATCATCGCGCCGAGCGGCGAGATCTTCTACGAGTTGATCGGTAACGATGTGGTCGAGCGGCAATTCGGCGGCGGCAGCGGCCAACTGTTCGGCCTGACGCGATCGACCATCGGCGTGATAGCGCCGGCCCGCGACGTGCTTCATGTGAAACTGGAGCCGAAGTGCTCCGAGCCATTGGTCGGCGTGCCGCCGTCACGGCATGCGGCAAGCGCCGTCGCCGCACAGCGGGCCATTGGCTCGCAGTTGGTCAATACCTTTGGGAACATGAACCGGCCGGCCGGCGTCATCGAGACCGACGCCAATATCCAGCAGGCGCAGATCGATGGTCTCAGGAAATATTTCAACGATGCCTGGCGCGGCATCAACAATCTCGCCGGCGGCCCGCCGGTGCTGACCAACGGCTTCAAGTTCAAGGGCATTTCGATGACCGCCAAGGACGCCGACGTGGCGGCGTCCCTCAAACTCACCCAGGATGAAATCTTCATGGTGTTCGGCGTCCCGCCCGCGATTTTGGGGATGACCGACAAAGCGGCATTCGCTTCCACTGAAGCGCTGATGCAGTTCTGGCTGGCGCGCGGTCTCGGATTTGCGATCAATCACATTGAAGTGGCCTTTGATCACTTCTTCGGCCTGCGCTCGTGGCCGGACGAATGGGTGGAGTTCGATACCGCGGCCTTGCTGCGTGTGGCCTACAAGGACCGCATCGAGGCGCTGGCAAGAGGCGTCCAGGGCGGCATCTACGCGCCCAACGAAGCCCGCAGGCTCGAGGAACTGCCGGCCGCCCCGTCCGGCGACGAGCCGCGCGTCCAGCAACAGGTCGTGCCGCTCTCGGCCTGGGACAAGGTACAGCCGAAGACACCGGCGCCACCGGCACCAGATGCCGCGCCGCCGGCCGATGGCAGCAGCGATGCACCACCGCCGCCGGAAGGCAAGAACCTGACGGCCTTCTTCGAAAAGGGAATCCGGGATGGGGATCGAAGAGCGGCTTGAGGAACTTGCCTATGGTCTCGGCCGGCGCTTCGCCGAGGAGCGCGAACGGCTGGGCGAGATGGCGGCCGCTATTGTCGCCGACATCAATGCGCACAAGAGCGCCGCGCAGCTGGAAATCGCGCATGCGCTGGCCGATGTCAGAGACGGCGAACCGGGTGCGCCCGGCAAGGACGGCGCACCAGGGGAAAAAGGCGAGCGTGGCGAAACGGGGCTATCCGGCGAAACCATCAAGGGCGATAAAGGCGATCCCGGCGAACCTGGATTGCCTGGAGAAAAGGGCGAAAAGGGAGATCCCGGCGACCCGGCGCCCGATCCGACCGAGGACATGGTTGCCGCCGCGCTGGAAAAGTTGCGCGAGGACCGGCTGGAGATCGACGAGAAACTGTTCGCCGCAACCAGGCGCTTCGATCGCCTGTCCACCGAGTTCGAGGAACGGCTGGTCACTCTGAAGGACGGCGAGCCTGGGCCGCCCGGTCCTGACGGCGCGCCCGGTCGTGACGGTCTGGACGGCAGGACCGGCGATGCGCGCGGCCTCTACGCCGCCGCCGAGACCTACCGGAAAATGGACCGCGTTTCTCTCAACGGTTCGGAGTGGATCGCCAGGAAGGACGACCCTGGACCACTGCCGGGGGACGGCTGGATGCTCGGTGCCCAGGGCAAGACAGGCAAGCCCGGCGCCAGCATTCAACGCATTGCGACAAAGGATTACGCACTGGTGTTGGAGATGAGCGACGGCAAGACGCTCGCCATCGACATGCGCACCATGTTCGAGCGCTACGACGAGGAGCGCCGCGCATGACCGAGGACTTCATCACGCTGCCGACCGCGCTGCTACCGCTGGCCAAGACCCATATGCGCGTTGATTTCACCGACGACGACGCAGACATCACGGACAAGTTGGCTCAAGCGATCGGCTATGCCCAGTATTTCTGGGAACTGCAGGTCTTCGGCGCGACGGTGGCGTTCACGCCAGATGGCGGCGCCTGTTGCTATCAATGCCCAGTGCGGCCGGTCAGCGCATTTACCGCAGCCGATGCTGTTGGTGATGTGACGGCCGAATATCAATTGCGCAGCACCAGCTTGACCGCGCCAGTCTTTCTGGAACGGGTCGACGCTGCAGCGTTTCCGGCCGGCGTTACTTTCAGTCTGGCGACCGGCTATTCGGATCCCGCCGATATGCATCCGGCCATGCGTGGCAACATCCTAAGAGTTGCTGCGACTCTCTACGAAAACCGCGAATCGATTTGCGCCATTTCGCTCGACCAGGTGCCGTTCTGGCTCAACGACATGATGGGCGGCCTTTGGGTGCCGAGGGCCTGATGGATGACCGGCCGACACTGAAGCGGCGGGAGGTATCGGGCAGCGGCCTGGCAGATCAGGTGGCACTGTGGTCCGATAGCCGCACGCTGTCCGGCAGCGAGGATCTGCTGTTCGACGAGGCAGGCGGCAAGCTGACGGTCAGAGGCAAACCGCTGGTACCGGAAGCCCCGAAGAATGGCGCCCTACACGGTCGCCGCAACGGCAAGTGGGAAGCCTTCATTCCCGGCGTGGGCGGCGGTGGCAGTGGTGGTGGAAGC